AATGTATTATTTAGAGACTGTATTACCTATAGTTAAGAAACTACATTATGCATTTGAAAGGTACTTTGGATTTGAATTAAAAGAAGACGTAACTGAAGTTCCGGCTTTGCAGCCAGAGATGAGAGATCAATCTCAATATTATACTGCTTTAGTTAATGGAGGAATTATATCTCCAAATGAAGCAAGAGAGAATTTAGGTTTTGATCCTATTGAGGGACAAGACGATATAAGAACACCTGCCAACATTGCAGGAAGTGCTGCAAATCCTGATGAAGGTGGCAGACCAGAAGAAGGAGAAAACGATGGGTAGCATACGACGAAGAGATGTTGCAATAGAGGCAGCCGCAATGATTATGTTAGAAGAAGGTAAAGTACTTTCTAAGAAAGAGTTTGATAGCATTGCTAGACCTACAGGTGTAAGATCTGGCAACTTAATGAATCTGTTTGGAAGCTGGTCTCGACTAGTTGGCTTTATAGAAAAAGACCATCCAGATGTATGGGCACAACTACACGGCGAAGTAGCGTCAGATCCAGTTAATGCTGGAGAAGCCTTCACCGTCGAAGAAGCTGAAAGTGCCGAGCCTGATCCTTTAGAGGCCCTTGCTAAAGCATCAGAACCAAAGGAAGAAGATGAATAAGATATTTAATCTAACCTCTACTTTTAAGTCTCACGAAGTCGAAGACGGAAGTGTGATGATTCGAGGAATGGCAAGCACAAATGATTTTGATCGTGCAGGAGATACTATTTCTCCTGATGCATGGGCAAAAGGTGGGCTTCACAATTTTGAGAATAATCCAATTATTCTTTTCAACCATGATTATAATAAGCCTATAGGTCGAGCAACGGGGTTGAAAGTAACTCCAAAAGGTCTTGAACTAGAAGCAAAAATTAGTAAGTCTGCGCCAGAAGGCGTATGCGAATTAGTTAAAGACGGTGTCCTTGGAGCCTTTTCTGTTGGTTTCCGGGTCAAGGACGCTGATTACTTATCGGAAACTGACGGATATAAGATAAAGGACGCTGAATTGTTTGAAGTTTCGGTTGTATCCGTACCTTGCAATCAAGCAGCTACTTTCTCTCTGGCGAAGTCTTTTGACTCTTCTGAAGAGTACGAAGCCTTCAAGAAAACTTTCACCAATCGTGTAGATCTAGCCAGTCAGTCTCTGGCTAAAGATGATAAATTATCGGTAGCTAGTGACACACTGGACGGAGCGCAAGCTCAAAAGGAGATCAAAATGTCGGAAGAGGTAAAAACTCCCGAAGTCGACTTGGAAGCATTTGCTAAGAAGGTAGCAGAGGAAACTGCTGCTAAAATTGCAATGAAGCAAGCCGAAACGAAAGCTGCAGAAGAAGCTGCGGCTGTTGAAGCCGCTGAAAAAGCTCAGGCAGAAGCCGAGCAAAAAGCAGCTCAAGAAGAAGAAGTTAAGCAAGCAGTTGTAACTGGCGTTGAGTCAGGCACTGAAAAGCTTATGGAAGATGTTCAGAAAGAGCTTACTGCTCGCAATGCTGACATGGAAGAAACTCTTAATAAGTATAAGAAAGAGTTGGAAGAGAAGTCTGACGAAATCGCTAAAATGCGTGAGTCAAAGCGTGTATTTGCTGACCGTGCAGAGAAGTCTGACATCAGCAAGTGGGGTCAAGATTTCTTGAATGCCCATATGCTCGGTGTAATGACTCGTAAGGGTTGGGACACAGACTATGCTCGTGACATCCAAGAAAAAGCAGGTATTAACTATACTGCTAACGCGGCTGACATCGACCAAGAAGTTGCTTCTCTCATCGAGAAGGAAATTCAAAACGAACTGAAAGTAGCGGCATTGTTCCGTGAAATCCCTGTAAACGGTGCAGCGACTGTGCTACCGATTTCCGTAGACGTTGAGCCTGCGACTTTCGCAACCAACGCTACCAGCGGTAACTTAGAAAATCGTGGTGCATCAGACAGCACTTACAAGCCTAAGCAAGTCATCTTGAATGCTTATCGTTTGATTTCAAGCACCTTTATGGACAACGAAGTCGACGAGCAAGTACTCATCAACTTGATGCCTATGCTTATCGAAGGTGTAGCAAGAGCACACGGACGTGCTGTTGAAAATGCAATCTTGAATGGTAATTCAAGTGCGCCTTCTGGCTTAACAGACTTTGCAGCAGAACACGTAGGCGGCCGTCGTGATATTTCAGACGGTGACGTAGTAACTGCAGCTAACCTCCTTAACATGCGTAAGGAAATGGGTAAGTATGGCCTTAACCCAGCAGATGTAACTTATATAGTTAGCTCAAATAGCTATTACGATCTGTTGTCAGATTCTGCCTTCCAGACACTGGATGAAGTAGGATCAGATTTGGCGATACGAGTAACTGGTACGATCGGAGCCGTATTTGGTTCTCCGGTTGTAGTATCAGAAGAATTCCCTGCAGACAACACTGCTGGTAGCGAAGCAGCATATGCTGTTTACACCAGAAACTATGTAGTACCACGACTCCGTGGCGTACAAGTGGAGCAGGATTACGAAGTGATGAACCAGCGACGAGTAATTGTTGCTACTCAATCACTTGGATTCGAAGAAATCGTAGCAGGTGCTGGATCAGATCAGCCTTCAGTTGCGATCAAGTTCGTAGCGTAATAACTACCCAGCAACTTGGGAGGGCTTCGGCCCTCCCGGGTTCTTACTAATTTACTTATGGCAGATTTAGTTACATTAGCAGACTATAAAGACGCGGAAGGAATTGTAAGTCCAAAAGAGGATTTACGAATCAGTTCGCTTATTCCTTCTGTGAGTCAATTAGTAAAAACCTATTGCGGTAATAGCATTGTGGATTTTGTATCTTCAGATAAAACTGAAGATTTTGATATTTATTGGGATACTTATGCAGTACAACTTACTGAAAGCCCAGTAATATCTGTTTCATCTGTTGGAGAAAGGAGTGGATATGATCAAAGCTACACTACACTTACTACAGGAGCACATGAGTATTATCTCGATACGCGTACCGATAGTGTTGTTAGAACAAATGAGTCTGGCACTCGTCTTAATTGGAAGCACGGTGTTGGCGCAGTAAGAGTAGTGTATAGAGCAGGATACTCTTCTACTCCTTCTGATTTAAAACTAGCAATATTTGATTTAATTACATATTATCTCAAAGATGAGCATAAAGAGAGAAGAACTTTAGGCGGAGCAAGTATACAAAATACTGCAAGCACAAGTCAACGTGATAACGTGGCTTTTCCAGATCATATAAAAAGAGTTCTGGATCTATATAAAAACTTTTAATGAGTATAGCTCAACAAACAGCATTTTTAAAAGCCTTTGACAAATTATTAAATCAAAGAGTAGCAACTTATAGAGCAAAAAATGCAAATAAAGTATCTCATGTTTTTGTTGCAAGTAGAGTAGCTGTTCGTAGAGGTATACTAGATCTTTTAAGAAAACAGCTTACAAATATAGATAAAAAGAATGAAGTAATAGGCTCTATACTTGCAGCAGCAGATCCTTTTATTACTAAATTTATAGATGATGTAAAAAGAGCTGTTGATGCAAACTTTAGAAGCAACTCTGTAGTTGTAGGAAAGATAACAAAGTACCAACCGGGAAATAGACTAGTTGCTTTCTTTGCTGCAACAGAAATAGAAGAAGGTCACTTTAGAAATGTTTATCAACAGATTACAAGAACTTATAAACAGCTAATAGAAGCACTCGCAGACGATGTAGCTGATGTGACTAAGACTATTTCAGGAAAAACTGTATCTAGTCAAGCAAAAGATTTTTGGAATTTAGAACACGCAAATCTTCAAGGTATAGCTGAGTCTCAAGTAAGAGACGCAATGACAAACTCTTTATTAGAAGAAGGTATAGAAGGGGCTATAGGAGAAGATGATGTTATGAAGTGGTTACAAGACTCAAATATAGATTTGAGAATTGTAAGAGATACAAAAACTAATAAAATGTTAGTTTTTATTGGTTCTAAGCAAGGCAATATGATAGAAGCCTTAAATTCAAAACAAAGAAAGAAAGTTTTAAAAGAACTAGTAGATGGAGCACGAAAACAAGTAGAGCAACAAGGAGAGCGTATTTTAGGATTACCTGGTTCTCCTAGTTTTATTGATTTAAAAAGAAAAGAAACAGTAAAAAGAGTTATTGGAAGTATAAAGAAAAAGAATCCAAGAGCAAAAGTTAAACTCGCAGAAAATTTAGATATAAGAGGCTCTAAGACAGACGTATCTACAAAGAAGAAAACAAAAAATAAAAGTGTAGGGCCAATGCTTTCAAGAGCAGCAAGTGCTCCAACTGCTCCTAACAGAAGAGTACAGAAAGGCGTTTCATCTAGTCCTTTAACTCTTATAAAAATGATAAACGCAAGACTACCAAGAACAGTGGCAGCTAATATGGGGGCTCCTGCTTTAGAAAATAGAACAGGAAGATTTGCATCAAGTGCTAGAGTTGTTGAAGCAACTACTACTGCTAAAGGTTTTACAAGTTTTGGATATACTTATCAAAGAGATCCTTATGGAGTTTTTGAAAGTACAAGTGGAACTCGATTTGCAAGTCCAGAAAGAGATCCAAGAGTTTTAATAGAAGGGTCTATTAGGGAAATAGCACAAGAGTTAGCAATAGGAAGATTTTTCACAAGGAGAGTTTAGTGACAACAGGTAGCAGAACGTACACCTCTCGTAGAGCAAACATTTTAAATGCTCTTGCAGAAAAACTAAAAGATATTGATGGCTCTGGCGCTTTCTTATCAGACTTACAGAATAATGTTCATCCAAGATTGAAGTTTTGGGATCAAGTGGATGAGTTTCCTGCAGTTCATCTAAATGCAGGAAGTGAGAGTAGACAGTACCAGGCCGGTGGATATAAAGACAGATTTTTAGCTGTTACTATTCGTTGCATGGTAAATGAAGAAGATGCACAAGATGCATTAAATATTTTAATGGAGGATATTGAAACAGTTTTAGAAGATAATGCAGAGCTAGAATACTTAGATAAGCAAAACAATACTTTTAAAACTCAACAAATCACTATCGTTAGTATTGATACTGACGAAGGTGTACTCGAACCTTTAGGTGTAGGCGAAATACTAATTGAGGTTCGTTATTAGAAAATACTGGCACGAACAGACGTTCACGTCCAAGTCTTTTCAAGATACATAGGAGAAAACTATGGCACAACAACTATACTTTAGCCGCGACACCAAGATGTTCTTGGAGTTCGATAGCTTTGTATGGGAAATTCCTGTACTAGACGGCTTCAGTTTTTCTCAGGCTACAAATAGTTCTGAGATTACTCTTAATGAGATGGAATCTTCTGCCGGTGTAAGTAGAAGGGGACGTCGAGCATTTAATGATTCTCTTGCTCCTGGTGAATGGTCTTTTTCAACATATGTAAGACCTTATACAGCAGCAGGCGCATCTCAAGGAACTGGATCAGCTGATGCAGCAGCAGAAGTACACGCTGTAGAGGAAGTACTTTGGGCCTTAATGGCAGGTGCAAATAATTATTCATCTTCAAAGTATGATAAAAGTGGTACAGATGTATTGGTTCCTGGTGGATCAAGCATGACTGTAAACTTTGACTCTTCAAACGTGGCACAGCTTTCTACATTTAACTTATATTTTGTACTAGGAAATGCAAATCGTACTGTAATGAAGTTGGACGGTTGTGTTGTTGGTGAAGCTTCTATCGACTTTGATATTGATGGTATTGCTACAATTGCATGGTCTGGAAACGCTGCAAATGTTGTAGACTTTACAGGAAGCACACATACAGCAACTTCAGCTCCTGCATATAATGCTACGTCTCCAGACGGTACTACTATTGCAGTAGGAGATGCATTCCTTGATAGTGATAATAGCCACAAGTTACAGATTGTTACTACAGTTCCTGGAAGTGGTACTGTTAGTTTAGGTTCTTATGTAAATGAAGCTATTACTACAACAACTAACTTTATTCGTAATCGACTAACAGTACTTACTGTTACTCCTACAACTAGAGACCCTGATAGTGATGGTTCGAATGAGCTAGAGACAAACTATAGCTTGACTCTAACTGGTGGTAATGTAACAATTTCAAACAATATTACATTTATTACTCCAGAAGAGATAGGAACTGTAAACGTACCAATAGGACACGTAACAGGTACTCGTTCCGTATCAGGATCATTTACTTGTTATCTAACAGAAGACACTGCTACTACAAATGCATCAAGAGACTTCTTCGAAGACTTGCGTGGTATTACCAATGTAGTAACAAACTCTTTTGGACTTGTATTCAAGATTGGTGGCGCAACAGGTACCGGACTAGAGTTGAATATGGCAACGTCACACGTTGAGATACCTACTCACTCTATTGAGGATGTTATTTCTCTTGAAACTAACTTCCAAGCGTTACCATCAACCATTGATGGAACTAACGAACTGGCTCTTACATATCGTCCGTAAGAGAAACAGGCTGAGAAAAGGGGCTTCGGCCCCTTTTTTCTTATACCAAGAAAAAATATTTCTTGACATTTTTCCTCATGTCCCTTATACTATACGGTACTAAAAGTGAGAGTAAAAATCTCTCAAAGAGCAGAAGAAAATGGCAAACTATAGTTTCAAGAAAGAAGTTGAAGTATTTATAGTTTCTGGAGGCAGTAGATATAAAATAGATGTAACAGACGTAGAGTTTGGACAAACATTTAAAGAAACTAGTTTTCCAGTTAAAACTTTACATACTCAAACAAACGTATTTGAGGCAAGTGCCATAAATACGGCTAATGTTGCTAATTTTAGTTTTTCATTTCCTGCTATAGTAGAAGCCGACTATACTATTATAGAAACGCTTTTATTAAATGTAAGTCAGTTTGATCTTTTTGTAAAAACTGCTGCGGATATATTTAAAGTAACTGGATGTGTTATTACAAATGGTAGCTTCCGAATTGAGAGATCTGGACTCCTGAGTATTGACATTGAAGGCGATGCCGAGAAAGTGCAAAGAGGACAAAGTTTGACTGGCTCTTTACAAAGTAGAAGTGCAACAAAAAACTATACGATACCTACTGGTTTAACAGTTTCTATTGATGGTACTAACTTAAATTTTGTTACTTCTATTACTTTAGAGCTACAAAATGAAGTAAAGTGGAATCCCTATACGACTGTAAATAGTGCAATATCCGCTACAAATACTTTAACCTCAATGTATCCCTCCGGTTTTACCTTATCGAAAAAAATTCTCTCTGGATCAATAACAGAGTATCTCACAAATATAAATGCATCCGACGCACAAGGATGGAGCAAGACTGCCGCTATACAAATAAAGGCAGGAAATGGACAAGCAGGAGCCTCTTTTAGAGGATTTCATTTTGGTCCAGCTACTTGTTCCTTTACTAATAGAGTTTCTTCGGGGGATGTGTTTATGCAAAGTTATGACTGGAGGATGACACAAAATCCTACAAATTTAGCAACTGTACTTAAATATGAAACTGACTGAGGAGGTCAATAGATGGAGCTGAAAAAATTAATGGTCGATACAAAGTCCGTATGGGTGGACTTTACCGGCATAGACGGATTTTCCGTAGAAGTAGTAAACCTTTCTAGAAAGGAACTAACAGCACTTAGAAAAAAGTGTACAACAACAAAATTTAATCGTAGAACAAGACAACCTGAAGAAAACTTAGATGAGGATAAGTTTGTTACTGAATTTTCAAATGCTAGTATTAAAAACTGGAAGGGTCTTACACTAGAAAAATTACAAGATCTTTTACTGATTGATATAGGAGATCAAGATCCAAAAGCAGAACTGGAGTATTCTCCAGAAAATGCAGAAACCCTAGTAACTAACTCATCTGAATTTGATACGTGGCTCAACGAGGTAGTCTTTGATTTAGATAACTTTCGTAACAAAACAGAAGGAAGAAGTAATAAACCGGCTAGAAAATCTACTTCGGAATAGTGAAACTGGAATGACTCGTGAAAAATATTTCACGATGATGGAACAGCTAGGACAAGAACCTAAAGAACATGAGATTCCTCCGGATGGAGAAGATTTACCAGAAATAGCGGTAGATGCAATAAATACATTTAATTTATTAAATGATAGAGTTTATAGTGATGTTGGTTATATAGGAAAAGATTATACTAATTTAAATTACTATATAGAGTTTTATCAAGTAACAGATAAAGAATACTTTTTAGAATTACTACATTGGTTAGATTCAAGAGCAATACAAAAATCTTCAGATGCATTGAAGAGAGAGCACGAAAAGCTAAAGAGAAAAACAAGTGGCCGTAAATGAAGTTCAACTAACTATTTCGGTAGGAGACAATGGCAGTCTTGGTGTTGTTGCTAAGAAAGCAGAGGGTGCCGCTCGCTCTACTGGAAAGTTAACTAAATCTACAAAAGATTTAGGTAGAGTTTCAGATACGACTTATCGTACCATGCAAGGAACTGCAGGTACTTCATCAAATCTTACTAAAAACTTTGCAAAACAAGCCCAAGGTATTCAAGGCGGGCTTGTTCCTGCATATGCAACTCTTGCTGCAAACGTGTTTGCTATTACTGCTGCTTTTGGGGCTCTACAGAGAGCAGCTCAAGTTGAGCAACTTGTAGAGGGTTTTACTTTTTTAGGAAATGCAGCTGGTAGAACAGCAACTCTTGTAGCGAATAGTCTGGTAAAAATTACTGACAGTGCTCTTTCTATGGAACAAGCATTAAGAGCTGCTTCTGCAGGTATGAGTGCTGGATTTTCAACAACAGAATTAGAAGGATTAGCTCAAGTTGCAAAAAACGCTGCATTTCC